ATTCTTCTGCACAATACTTTTTAATTTGTCAATAACTCTGGCGATCTCATACTTCTGTACTTTCATCTTCGTTCCTTTCCCGGAGTGTTATCCCGTCCAGATATTTCACAACTCCGTTGTTATATTTAACTCTATAAGGCGCCAGTTCCTCACGATTCATATACTTATGTCCGTAGATTTTTTTCATGTCTCTGAATACAATCCATGGAACCCTGTAAAACTCCTCGAATTCGAGGGATATTACCAAGAAGCACATGGCCCCCATCTTCATGTAACGTTCAAAGCATTCCTCCTGCTCTTCTGTCACAACATTCCGACTGATCTGGCCTTTATCTGTATGTTCGCATCAAACAGAACCATTGTAGAGTCCATCAGGGCGCCTTTAAAATCCGGTTGAGCCTGTTGTGTAAAACAACATATGAACTGGCCTCTGTCTCTGTTATACGGCTTGATCACTTTAAAAGCTTCAGGGGTTTTATCTATAACAGCTATCCCCCGGTCCTCATAGAACCGGGAAGCTGCAATAATCATTCTTTCAAAATATTCGCCGTTTGATCTGCTTTTAAGCCCTCTGATTGAACGATTATAAGTATCCATGCTCACCTGCCACTTTCAACAGCTTATTGATCGTTACCGCTCCGATTCCCGGAATCTTATTCTGCTGAAGCAATACAATAAACTCCTTTGTTGTATTTTTAGCTAAAGCCTTGCCTTCGTTGAATCCTTCGCTTCTGGCTTTCTCCACTCTGTCTTCCACATAATGAACCAGCTGTTCATCTGTCTTTTTTCTCATTTTTACTGCTTTCTCATGGATTTTATTTTCATCCATTGTTCTTCTGCAACTTTTCTTAGCCATTCTATCTCCTTTCTTACACGGCTTCTGGTTCTACGAACCCTATCTGTCTATCTTCTTTCCATTCTGTTCCGGAAAAATCAAGTGCCTGTCCGCACTTCTCGCAAAAATCAGGGTAGTAATCTGATCCAGCATTCAACGTACCACCGCAAGCCGGGCAATAATGGTATTCATGTTCCAACTTCACGAAATTGTATCGAATAACAATTCCTGTTTTTGATACAGGTTTCATAGCAATCATTACTCCACCCTCTCTCCGTACTCAATCACATATTCATACTGGGTTGTTTTTCTGGTCTCTCCGGCCGGAACTTCTTTTCTCACAACCTGCACTGCATACCCTGCTTTCGCCAGCATGGAAACCATCTGCAGTCTGTCCTCTTCATTCCACTGCACAGAACCTTTTCTGATGCTTCTGATAATCTGCTTTGCCATTACCCACACTTCCTTTCCATTTTTTCTTCCCGCTCTTTCATCAACTTCTCGAATGCAGCTACGAAAGTTTTTACCGATTGCGGCATTTCGCAGTTATGGCTTCCTCTACACTGAATCACTCGACCTTTGTTATATTCCATTGTGAAATATGGCGTATCAGGTTCTTCCACTCTGCGCACAAAGAAGATGTGGGTCTGCCCTTTGGCTACTCGGTTAACATAGGTTCCAACGCAATGGTGAAGTGCAGCTCCTTCATTCTTGATTTCCTGCGCATCTCTTGGCACTCTCAATATCAATTCTTTTCCTTTTATCAGGAAAGCATTATCTATGCCAGCATTCTCTTTGAGCATTTCATCCAGAAGCTTTTTCATAACCTCTGCTTCTCGTTTTACACGTTCTTCCTCCCGGCGTTTCTCTTCTGTTGCTTTTTTATCCTGTAATGCCTGATATTCAGCCGCTGTCCGATCATGAACTTTCTTGAAATTCTTCGGAAAATAGAAGAACATATTGTTGAGGTCGTATTTCAGTTCTTTGCACCAGTTCAGATAGTCCAACCAGTCCTTTGCGCAGTTTTGAATTCTCTGACGTCCGGTCTTTCCTTATGGCGCATATAAGAATATTGCCAGCAATTTCCTTGGTCTCCTACTCTGTATTCTGTACCTTCACGTTCTATGTACCTGCAGATCTTATGAATGCTGGCTTTCCGGTTTTCTTTTCTTATCAGTGTCGTGTTGCATCCAAATATCTTATAAAACCGTTCCAATTCATCTGCTTTTAAGTTGTATCCTGAGTCCTGCGCTTCCTGCAATAGTCTCAGCTCATCTATATCCCCATCCAGCTTCTGTAATATTCTGGTATTTTCTTTTGTGAGCCCTAAGATTTCAAATATCGTCTTTCCTTTTTTGTAAATTCCTCTGGTTCTATGGAAATCACGATTTACAAACGCATGACCATACACATCATTGATCAGATATAACGCCAGATTATATAGTCCCATTTTTATAAACCATTCAAGCTGTGGAAAATCTTTATATTTCTGAACAGCTTTCGGATAATAAATTTGTGTCGTCGGTTTGTTTTTTGACAGGATTTCCAGTGCCGAATATTTCATCGGTGTTTTCTTCCATGCTTCTGGAAGATTATCAGGATATAAGATACAATCCATATAATTTATAAATCCCTCATTCGGGCACCATCGTATATGTCCGCTCTGTTTATATTCACGCCATTCATAGCTATTAGTGCAGGGAGTTCCGTCTGGAGCAAACTTATAAAATGTTCTCACAATCTCATATAAATGATCTTGTACATCAGTCCCTTTATCTCCTATCCATCTTCTTATTCTGAAATATCTCCACAAAAAGCCATCTTCTCTTGGTTCAATGAAAGATACCGTTCTCTCGTCGCAAATTCTTGGCATTCTCCCTTTTGCCTTAATAGTGACCTGGCTTCCACAAAGCGGGCAGGTTCCCTTTTCGTTATTTCTAAGGCGAATCTTGGTTCGATCTACTATCGTGGTGCCTTTACAATGTGTACAATGCACTACTGCTGTCTTTTTAGAATTTGCTGAATAAACCAGATATCTACTAAATGACATTGCTTTTTCTGATGTCCATTTCTTGAAGCTTTCCGGCACTTCTTTAACTGTTTCCATTACTTTGTCGATAGGATTTGTCTCTTTAGCGTGTTTTTCATCCAACCGTTGTTGTTTGATCATTTCCTGAAAACGATTTACCGCAGTCCACTCCAATTCATCATTCTCATAAGCCCACTCTTTAAAAAAGTTTTTCACTCTTTCAAGATCGCCATCAGTCCAGAAGAACATTTTAGGAATATATGTTCTTTTTTCCGTATCCCAATCGTAATGATATTCATAGAACTCGCCAATGCAGTCCAGTGCCGCAGTCAACCATTTCACTTTGCTCACAGACAGGTCTTGTGTTATATAGTCAGTCTTTGAAAAAAATGTTCGGATTCGTGCTTCACGTTTTCCTTTTTTCAGGCCCTTAACCGGATAAAACATCAGCATCAGAAGATCTTTCTCAATTTCTGTGCATGTAACAATATGTGTACCTGTTGCTCTTTCAGCAAACTTGAGCATTTCATCAGAAGCTGTTTCCTGTGGTATTTTTGATAATTTTCTTTTATCCATCTCGGCGCCTCCTACAGAAGATCGAACAGGGACATCTGACCATCCATAGATGGCTTGTCTGCTGTTTCTTTTTTCTTTGGTTTTTCTTTCTTTTCTGGCTTAACCACTTCTTTTCTTTCAGGGGCCGGCTCTGGAACAGACGTTGTTACTTCTTTAGCTTTTTCTGGTTCGCCTTTCTGCTTCTTAGATGCAGCTTTGGCATTTTTCCTCTTAGTCGGTTTTGACGCGCCTGCTCTCTTGTCTGGTTCAGGTTTTTCCTCTTTGTGGTAGTAATCCTCAGCCCATTCGTACACAACACGATCTTCAACAGCTGTGCTTTTGCCATTAGATTGTTTTCTGGCCTGATTGACAATGTAGTCAAAACATTTGTTCCAAGTCTTTCCATCCTGCATTACATCCTCTGCAAGTCCCTGGTCTTCTTCACAGCGTTTCAGCAAATAAGTAATTATCGGATCTGCAAAATTCTTCTGAGTAGCCTTTTTCTTTTCAGCTTCCAGTTTTTCTTTTGCTTTCTGCTTTACCGACTTTGCATTTTCAACTTCTGCCGCTTTGATTTCTTCTTCCGTCGGAGCCGGAAGTCCGGAAACAATGTCGGCCAGAGAAGCTTTTCCCAT